CCCTGGCCTTGGCGCGGATGCCGTCCAGTTCTTCGCGGGTATATCGGTGGTTTTCGTTGTTGGATTCGAGGGCCAGTACGCGTTCTTCACCGATCAGTTCGACCAAGGCTGCACGATAGGCCTCGATATTCCCTGATTTATGAACGTTGCAGACTGGACACTGTAACCACAAATTATCTGGGTTGAAGCGCAGCTGAGGTGCAGCCGCTGTGGTGCGGTAATGTCCGGCATGCCATACAAAAGCGCTCTTAGTGCCGCATNNGAGATGCAGCCATAACCGGCAGCAAGCAGCATTTCGCGACGCCAGTCGTTGAAGGCGCGCTGAGTCATCTGCACCCAGTGACGGATCGGCTTCAGATCATTACGCCGCGCAGCGCGCCGTTGGCGACCTGCCTTCTCTTCGGTGCGCTGACGCTGCGCTTCCTTCTGCTTAGCAGTTTCACGGGCTTTTGCGGTCTNNGTCTGCTCTTTGCCGATCGCGCTTGCGCATTCGAATGAGCAAACTACCTGCCCGTCGCGGACCGGGTGGAACCACTGGCGACAAGCTTTATGGGCGCACTTGCGGCGCGGTAACTTAGCCATGCGCCCTCCGTGCCGCGAGACGCAGCCATTTCTGATCCACCAGGCGGGCTGTGTAGTCTTTCATTGTCGGGATGTCGGACGGCTTAACCGCAGGCTTGCGCTGGCGGCGTGCCGGAACGCGGAATATTTCGTTGGTGATGNNAGTAGACATCAGACCTCCTGCTTATCGCGCAGCTGCTGGTATTCGCAACCGTTCGGAATTGTCAGGTGGCAGCCGATATTCATCGCCCAGGCTTCGACCTTGCACAGGAAGATGTACATTTCGCCCGTTTCCAGCTCTGACGTATGACGTAGGGATTGGACGGTGGTGACCTCGCCAGACACGACGTCTACACGGTCCTTGCTTTCGTAGCCGAGATAGGTGTGCTTCATCGCGTCTTTAACCCACTCAGGCGTAGCGAAGGTCTTGCCGCGCGCGATCAGGTACTCGCTAATTTCCGTGTACCACATGTGGCTGAGCGCGTTCTGCGACAGGCTGCGCTTCTCGCGCCATGGCTTAACCTGAAGGCGGAAGCATTGCCCTGCATCCAACAATGGCTGAATCTGCTGGCCGATGGCCGCGAAGTTGCCGCGATGGAGTTTGATGCCGTCTACTGGCAGAGTCATACGGCCTCCTTAACGGAAACCGCAGAATGCAGAAAATCGCAGGTGCATTTCTGCATCTGTGACAAGGTGATGAGTTCAGATTGTGGTCGCATTTAAGTCCCCTTAAATGCGCAGAAGTCACCGGAGTTGTTCAGGCTCCGATGACATGATTATGGCTGCTTGATTCTTGAAAATCAATTTAAGGAGGGTCAGTAACCGGAGATTATTTCCTGTATCTTATTGAGCAATTTTACAGCATCAGCGCTGTCATCGTCTGGAATGCAGGTAAAGTCTCCTCGCTCAATCTCGAACTTTGCGCCGCTCCAGTTAACGTCACGTAGCGCTACGTCATGTAGCAATTCCTCTATCATGTGAATCTTGTCGTCTTGCACCTCATGGGCTATTACGATAGTGGTCATTTAATTTCCTTTTCAATAAGTTATGTATAAATATTGAGCTTTTACTTCTTTTCTTTATTAACATTTCGTACTGTGTAATCAGGCCTCCGAAGAGGCCTGTTTGTTATGCGCCGAATGGGTTAGGCATCATCCAAGATATGGCTTTTTCCAGTCCTCACTGGTAGCAAGCCTTTCGATAGCAAGCAAAATCGACAGGTTTGATTCATCCGTGCGCCTCATGATTTCCCAGTGAAGCCGTTTTAACTCGTGAACCAACTGGTCTCTGTTTGTTTCCGCATCATTGCTGGCAAGCATCAGACAGCACTCACCAACAATGCGACACGCTTCCCGGTACAGGTCTTCTGAAAGCTTCTCATACTCTGACATAAGCAACCCCTCCACCATGAAGGGGTTTTATATCACATCAGTTTGCAGCCTGCTGCTCAGCTCTCCGCGCTTCAGCGTCGTGATATCCCTGCATGTAAGCATCAGCAACGGCTGGGTCAATTCCTGCCTGAATAGCGATTTCGTCGATATACTCAGGATCTGCGGCTGCCTTTTTCGCGTGCTCACGAATCTGCGCGATTAGCTCCTCGGCATTAACCTCGAAACACTTCAGAGTTTCGCATCCGCCGACCTTGGCTCCGGAGATGCGATACCCACCATCATCATTGCCTACGCATAGGGAAAGGCCTCCAGCCTGATTGTGAGATATTTCGACATAAACATTCCCTGGCTTCAAATTAGACATTTTTTGCCTCCTGCTGCGGTGCTGCTGCGAGCATTGCCACATAAGCACATTCCATCGGCCCCGGCGCAGGTCTGTCGTGAATCTGTATTTGACTGCGCTCGTAATGAGTTGAGATTCCAGACTGGAGCATTTCCGCTGTAGGCTCAGCAGGCACCATCACCCAACCATCCGGGATCACCGGAGAGTTGCCAGCCTCATACGCAACGCGCAACCAGTGGAAAAACACCTCCGTCATCACGCATCCACATTCGACGTCAATGGTGCCTGTTTGCTGCGAAAGCCACTGCTCGAATGGCAACTTGTTAGCCGTCGTTACAGGTTCGGATTTACCCTGATTTATGCCGGTGGGCGACTCGGAAATTTTTGGCGAAGAATCCAGTTCTGGCGCGGGCTGGATGGTGGAGGGCGACTTGGCACCATCGGCACCCTGAAGCATGGCGGCGCGGCAGTCATCAAGAGCACGGTTGTACCACTCCGCGCAGCCACCACCGACTCGCCGTCCTTTGTACATCCACCATCCATCCGCGTCATTACGCTTAATGGGCTCAGGCACAGATACCGGCGCTGGATGGGCGGTGTATAGCGGAACGGCATCTTCATGAAAAGATGGGGAGTACCCGCACGGCCCTTTCCGGAACGTACCAACAGCCTCCGCTTCGAGCGATGCCAGCGCGATACGCGCCAGCTCTTTGACAACATCACAGTTTTTATTTCCTTCGCAATCATCCATCAAAAGCCAATCGTCATTGATGATTTCTTTAACCTTATCCCGTGAAAGCTCCATTATTTCACCGCCTTAGCTTTGCGTTCCGCTTCACTAAAATCCCAATCAACACGATGCGATATTTCAATGGCCGCCCTAACTGAATGTTCAATCATGATGTCGAGCTTTTGAAGTGTCATAGCCATATTTGGATTTCGAGCCAATATTTCTGCGCGAAGAATTTGCCAGTCATTGCATGTTTCAAGTAATGAATTAGCCATTATCTTTACCCCGCGTGCCATATGCTGATAAGCACTCTTCAAATCCAGCCTGATTATGCGTTTGGCCTAAACTGAAGCCATGCTGAAGACCATGACGAAATGCGCTATCCTGCAATTTATCTGCCGACTCAAGCTTCGCCTCCAACTCAGCAATCTGCTTGTCTTTGGCTTCCAGCTCATCCAGCAGCGCCAGAACCGTTTCTGGGTCGGTAGCGGCAATGAATTCCGCCTCGTTTTTAAATCTGGAAATTCCCGCATATGAATCCATCATGGAATTTGACGACCCAAGAACATCGCATAGCACGCTCAATTTTGAAGGTATCGCCACCGGGATGGCGTGTAGTCCTTTGCTAATTTCCTTGCTATCCCACAGTTCTCTTTTACCTTTTGTTGCCTTCTTCGCCGCTTCACGCAGCGCCTGTTTGTCGATGTTGCTCATTGGGCGGCTCCTTCAATGAGGAAAGTCATGCTTTCGAGTTTCTTTTTTTGCTTCTCAAGAGACTTAATTTTCGCATGTCGACGACGCTCGCAATCAGCTAACGCATCAGCCTCATTCAGCCAAAAATCCTTACCGTGAGCTGTCGTTAAATAGCACCCAGGAAGCCTGTACGAAGCCATTGTTCCGCCATGTGATACATCGGCCAAAACTTTAAACGGACCACTTGAAAGCGCGTACTTTGTTACGATAACTTCAGTTAACTCTTGATTGCTCATACCCCTACCCTCCCCCAAACCATCAAAACTCGCTTCATCGCCGAGCTGTTGCGGCACTCCTGAAATATTCCGTTGGTGCAGCTACGCGCGGTACCGGCCTG